CCGGCTGGGCCGACCTGTTCAACGTGGCTGCCGGCCAGATCGGCACCATGGTGTTCGGCGGCACGACCCCGGTCCCCACGATCTGGGGCACGCCGGTGTTCAAGGTCAAGGGCCTGCCCAGCAACGTGCTGGCGGTCTACGGCGACTTCCAGTTCACGTCGGCCGTGGCGATCAAGCCGAGCGGCCTGCAGATCAGCGCGGCCCGCGAGCTGCTGATCCGGCAGAACGCCACGCTGTTCGTCGGCGTGCAGCGTATCGGTGTCAGCAACCACGCTCCCGAGTACGCCTCGATGATCGTCAAGGGCACCTGAGCCTGATAACTCACACCCGCTATGGCCCCCTGGGTGGATAGCCGCTCAGGGGGCCGGTGGGTTTCTGGAGAACGCACCATGCCCATGATGAGATTCACGCAGGACCACCACGGCCACAAGGCCGGCGACGTGATCGAGGCGTCGTCCGAGTTTGCTGCCAACCTGATGGAGCACGGCGTGGCGGTGGATGCGTCCACCCCAGTCGTCGAGCGTGCCGTCGCCCAGCCCGAGAAGAGAACCGCAGCCGTCAAGAAGTAGGTGAACCATGCGGCTGCGGTCCACCAGCATCATCGGTATCAGCGGCGTCGAGCCTGTCTCGCTCACGGACGCAAAGTCTCAGCTCAGGCTGCTGCCAGAGCAGACAGAGGACGACGCTTTTATTGTCGGCCTGATCGCGACCGGCAGAGCCCTGGTTGAGCGTCGGCTTGGCATCGCCCTGGTCGCCAAGCAGGTCAAGGCAATCTACGACAACGAGGAGCCGCCGATCGACTGGCGGCTCGCAGCCTCGTTCATGCCGACCCTCACGATCCAGTCGACCCAGTACCGGGCCGCCCTGGGCATCGTGGAGCCCTATGTGACGCTGCCGGTATCCAAGCTGCTCTACGACGCCCAGCACCCGCTGACGGTCGCTGTGGACGAGCTGGGCATCTACCCGGCCGTGCACACCACGGTCGCCTCCACGCAGTATTACGTGGATGCCGACAGCCAGCCGGGCGTGGTGCGGTTCGTCAACATGCCCTACGTGCCTGCCCGCGGCACGCTCACGGTCACGTACTGGGCCGGGCCTGCGTCGCCGATGGACGTGGCCCCGCAGCTCAAGTCGGCAATCCTGCTCTACGTCGGGCACCTGTACGTTCACCGCGAGGCGGTGGGCGACCGCGCCGACGAGTTGCCGCTGGCGTTCGAGACGCTGCTGGCTTCCGAGTCTGTCACCGGGAGGTGGTAGATGGCACTGCCAGCCGGAATCCTCCGAGAGACGATCGTCATCGAGCAGGAATCGACCGACCGGAATGAATTTGGCGAGTCTGTTTCCACCTGGACAACATTCGTCAGCCGTCGGGCTGCCGTTGAGTCAATCAGCTACAGCGAGCAGGAACGCCGCAAGCAGATCGGCGGCGTCGGCACGTTTGTCGTCCGCTGCCGCTACGTGCCGGGCATCACGGGGAAGATGCGGATCCGGTGGGCCTCGAGGTCCGGCCGCATCCTCTACATCGCGTCTGTGGTCGAGCACAACAACAGGGAAGAGCACGAGCTGGCCTGCGACGAAAAGGCGACGTGATGCCCGGAATCTTCTTCAAAACGAACTACCCGCACCTGTCTGGAGACGTTGCAGACATCATCGCGGCCTACAGGCAACTGCCGCCACACATCGCCAAAAAACACCTGCGGGCAGCGATGGGCCGCACGATTAAGCCGTTTCTTCCGGCGTTGCGGGCCAACACGCCAAAGTACACAGGCAACCTGAAACGCAGCGTGACCAGCGTCACACGGTTCTATGACCGGGCAGACCACGGTGCAGTCGTCGGCGTTGTCGGCTTTTCCCGTGGCGGCAAGACCAAGCGAAACATGGGCAACCATGGGTTGTTCGTCGAAGCTGGCACGAAGCCACGACGCACTCGCGCAAAGCGGTTCTGCGGGTCGATGCCGGCCGTTGGAATGCTCAAGAGAACGCTGTCCACGATGCGTGGTCCGATCTTGGCCAACCTCGGCATGGAGATGGCCGTGGCTCTTGAAAGGGCCACCAGGGAACTGGCGTCTGGAAAGAACCCTGGGAGGAAGTGATGCCATTTGCTGAGCAGTGGACAAAGAATGCGATCGAGGCGGCGGCCGGATGCCAGGCGTACCCGCTGATCGCTCCCGAGGCGGCGTCCCTTCCGTACGTCGTCTATGGGCGAACATCGACCGACAGGTCCTTAGACTTGGCTGGAAACCCTACTGCCTTAAGGGCACCGTCTGCGCAGTTCCAAGTTGAGATCTACGCGGCCACGTACTTCTCTGCAAAGACGCTGGCAGACCTTGTGCGCCAAGCCGTGCACAACTTCACCGGCACGGCGTACGGCGTGACAATCCGCTCCAGCCTGCTGGTCGAGGAGCGTGACGGTGAGCCCGTGTTTTTCGACGGCCAGGACAAACCAACTTTCTCGGTTGAGCAGACGTATCAAATCCGCTGGGAGGAGTAACAATGCCCACGACCACCCCGACGACAGTGCCCAGTTCGCAGGGAACGACGTTCACATTTAACTCGGTCGACTTCGTCGCAAAGAACGTCAAGGTGAAGCGAGCGCAGGCTACGATCGACGTCACGCCGCTCAGTGCGGCCTCGGGGTCGACGCGAGTGCTGCAGGCGTCGCCGCTTGTGGATGGCGACGTGATCACGTGCGAATACTGGGGGACGACTGCCCCAGCTCGAGGCACCAGTGCGGCGATCTCGTGCTCGACGCTCAGCATCAGCGGCAACGCTTTCTGCGAAGACTTCGAGCTCACCGCGCAGGTCGGCGAGCTCATCGTCGGCACGGCCTCGTTCAAGCTCACGGGCTGATAGCTCGGGAGGTGGCCGGTGTCGTACGTTCCAGACAGCCAAGGCGCCACGCTGTATTTCAACGGAATACAGCTCGGCGTTCTACAGGGCACGTCGCCTGCGTTCGCCGCCGGCGGCGTTCAGGAGGTTACGTCGATGCGGTCTCCTGTGCTCGGCAGCGGGCAAAGCGCAAGAGTGCTGAAGCAATACAACTGCACAAGCATTGAGCCGGGAACAATGCAGTGCAAGTTTCTGGGGTCGGCCGATCTGGCAAGGAATGACGTCGGCGGCCCTGGCACGCTCGTCTTCTCGTGGCCAGACGGGCAGATCTCCGGCCAGGCGTTCTGTTCCGACCTGCAGGCCGAGTTTACTGTTGGCCAACTGCGACAGTGGACGGCCACCTTTCAATTCACTGGATTTAACGCATAGGAAATTACATGCCACTCACCGCCGACGAGCTGCTCGCCCTGGACGACCTTAAACCACCGATGCTTCTGCACGTGAAAGCGTGGGGCAAAGACGTCTACCTGCTCGACCCGACCGCCGACATCCGGGACGACTGGGAGATCTACTGCGCCGCTAACCAGGGCAAGCGAGCGAGCTGGCGAGCAAAGCTGGCAAGCCTGCTCTTGTGCGATGCCGACGGCAAGCGACTGTTTTCTGAGGCCGACGTGGCAAAGCTGGGCAAGAAGAACGCAAAGGCGCTGCACGAGATCTGGGAGGCCGGGCAGAAACTGCTGTCAATTACGGACCGTGAGATCGAGGAACTGGAAAAAAACTGAGAAGCCGGCCGGATGAGGTCTTTATCTACCGGCTGGCCGCAGAACTCAAAATCTGGGACGTGGAGGGATGGAAGAAAAAACTGACGGTTCGACAACTAAAAATGTGGATGGCGGCCTGGAGGGTGGCGCCGTTTGGCGACCCGTGGCGAATGGCAGCAAGGGCATCTTTGGTGACGGCTGCGGCGTTCGGGGCCAAGCCCGACCCGGACGCCGAGGAGCGGTTCCTGCCGTCGTATCGAGAGAAGCCGCAGACGATTGACGACATCAAAGCCGAGCTCGCCAAGATTCCGGCGTTTGCGAAACAGATGGAAGGGAAACCGTAATGGCAACAATCGGAAAGGTCAGCGCGGTTTTCACGGCCTCGACTTCCGGCCTGGTCGGCGCCGTCAACGACGCTGCCGCATCTCTTGGCTCTATGCGTGACGCCAACGTGGGTGCCGGCAACAGCGCCAACGCGCTCGCAGAACGATCGCGGTCCGCCAACAGCGCGCTGCGGGACGCAGCCAAAATCGCCAAAGACGTTCAAACGCCGGCAGAAGCGTACGCCGCGACTGTCAACAAGCTGAATACGTATTTGCAGAGGGGCCTGCTGACGCAGGACGTCTATTCTCGGGCGATCCAAAAAGCCAAGGCAGAAATGGACGCGGCGGCAAAGTCATCCAGCAAGCAAGCGCAGTCGCTGTCGGCTTACGCCAAGGTGGCAACAACAACAGAGCGCGTCGTCAACGGCCTCAGCGGTGCAATTAAAAGCGTCGGCGACGCCACCAAGTCTGTCGCCGACGCAGGCAGTTCCGTGTTGTCGTTTGCGGCAGATATTGCCAAGGCGACGGCAGCGTGGCGAATTTATCAGGCCGTGATCGGCAACCTCAAAAGCCCGACCGGCCTGATGGCAATTGCCCTTGGTGTCGGCCAAACGATCACCGTCGTGCGTGTCGCCCAGGTGGCTCTCGGTGCGCTGGGCCTCGAGGTTGACGGCGTGGCCGATTTTGCGGTCAAGGCCACGTTGGCGTTCGGTGCATTCAAGGCCGCGACTGCCGCAGGCGTCACGACGGCCGGCGTGGCTGCGTTTGGCACGCGGATGAATCAAACGCTCGGAATTACCAATGCGCTACGGCTTGCATTGCTCCGCGTTGGCGTTTCGGCGGCAACGACGTCCACTATTTTTGCATCTCTAGGCTCGGCAGGCACTGTTGTCGGCAGCGCGTTGGCTCGAGTGGCTGCGTTTTCTGTGCCGGGATTTGGTCAAATTGCAGCGGCCACGTATTTGTCGGCCAAGGCAATGATAGCCAGCCGCGACAGGGCGTATGAAAACGCTGCCGCAGTTGCACAGTTGTCTGAAGAGGCTAGGAAGCTTGGCACAAACTTTCAAAACTTCAGCATTCAAAAATCGCTCGACGCCGGCGTGGCGCGCGAGGACATTCTGCGTCTTGGGCTTGCCATCTCGGAAATCGATTCAACCGCACTTGATAACTTGGCGTATTCCGCCGAGCTGTCATCTGCGGCGTCGGCCAAGTCGCAGATGGCCGTTGGTGCCCTTGGCAATACGGTGGCCAGCACGTTTACCGGACTTTTTGCCGGTGTGAGTGCTGGGTCGGCATCGCTCACGGAATCTTTTGCCAGCATTGTCGGCGGCATCAATTCGATTGCCGCGCCGATTGCCGCGGTGCTCCGGCCGTTCGGCACAGTCATCGGAACCGTGGCCGAGGCAGCGATGAAAACCGTGGCGATCGTCGGCGAGTTTGTGGGAGTTTCGCTCAGGCTTGCCGGAGCGATCACGCAGGTCGCCCTGTCTCCGTTCATTGTTGGCCTCACAAACGTGGCAGACGCCATTAAGGTCGGCGTCGGTGGTGCGTTTGAGTGGTTAATGGGGATTGTGTCTGGGCTAAACAAATACATTGACGCAACGCTTGCCAGGCTACAACAGCTCCCGGTTATTGGGAGGGCTTTTGCCACCAGCGCTGGAGGGGTTGCGAAAGCCGCGCAGGAAGCTGCCGCAGTCGTGCCGGCGGCCACGGCAGAAGCAACAAGCAAGGAATCGCTGGCGGCCATTCGTGAAGAAGAGGCTGCCATGCAAAGCCTGACAAACGCGATCGGACGCGAGGAACAGGCCCTTTCAAACGCGATCGCTGCGTCTGCCGAGTTTGGGTCTGCTGGGTTTGATGCCGCCGTCAAATACCAAGAGCAGCTGCGGGCGCTTGAACGGCAGCTCGAGGCTGGAATCCTTAACGAGACATCGTTTGCAGACGCGGCCGGCGCTGCCAAGGACCAGTTCCAGTCACAGATCAGCGACATCAAACGCAGGAACGAAGAAGAAGCAAAGGCCAAGGCTCAAGCGGATGCAGCCGCTGCCGCCGCAGAGGCCGCAATGCGTCCGTCAACGGCCGCCCTCAAGGCGACCGACAGCCGCTCCAAGGAGGGCGTGGCCGAGATGCTGCGACTGATGCGCGGCGGCGGCCAGGACGTGCAGGAGCGGCAGCTCGAGGTGCTCGAGATGATCCACGACGACCTGTCGGAAGGCGACGTCGAGGAGATCGGTGTCTTTGCTGGAGCTTGACGTATGTCAATTGTTGCAGTCCTTGAAACAGCCCGCGGCACAGGCGTCTCCGGCAAGTTTGGCGAGTCGTTCACGTTCACGCGCAAGTGGATCATCCGCGTGGACTCGCCGACAACGTCTCGCGTGAAGATCACGCAGGCCCCCGGGGTTCGTTTTGGAGACGGATACCCGGACTTCCCTAGCCACAAGGCCATGGAATTCGACTGCACGGAGGAATCCGGCGACGGCATGATGTGGGGCATCACGGTGCGTTACTACATCCCTCCGGTCGAGAACAAGCCGAACCCGGCCACTGGCTTGCCCACTGATTGCTGGGCTGCCTCTGGAGCCACGACGACCATCCCGCTGTTCAAGGACAAGGACGGTGCCCTGATCGTCAATAGCGCTAAGGATCCGCTGGAGGGCGCAGAGCGCGAGGCGTCCGATTTTTCGTTGACGCTCACCAAGACATACACGGACCTTGCCTGGTCGTCGA